GACGAACGAGGTAGCCGCGCCGGAGGTGATGGCGTCGCAGTCGATTCGCTGGCGGATAGAGCCGTCGATACGCTCAGCACCAGCGTGTAACTTTCCCGTTAATCCAGCACCGCCGCTAGTCCATGAACCCCAGATTGGCAATCCAGACTGGCTTAATAGAGGCGTCGTTCCAGCATTACTACCCGTCTGTGGCGTCCCAAGAGAAACCCACGATACAAGAGACTCATCATTAGTCTGGTCGAATGAATACCAATATTCGCACACAGACGTGGCAATTGTAACCTTGCCTCTAAGCCATATCGGCTGCCCTGCCGTAATGTTTGGAACTGCAATATTAGATTGAACTTCACCAATACTCAGGATTGACGTATTCAGGATTCTGATTATCAGTGTCTTGTTTGCCTGTATCCAGAACGCAACGTGTGTTGAGTTCCATCCTGACAAGAAATTATTAGATGTAACACTGTCTAGGCTTACGCGCACAGCGAAATCAACGGATGCTACAGATGAAAGAGTAGTCAATGAGGTACTTAGGTGATTACCTGTGACGCCCGGCAGGTACATGTAGCCCGTGTCCTCAGGCGCCAAGTACTTCGGGTCGTTACTGTTCGCCACACCAGACGAGCCGAGGCGCAGGTCAAGCGCGCTGCCCGCCGTCCCAATGTTGCGAAGGAAACGGTCACCATCACGAAAGCCCGAGCGGTCGACATCCCACCAGGCTTCGGCGGTGGCGAGAATCTCCTCGGCCTCCGAAGTCGCGCGGCGCCCACGCGGCCATGACGACGGACCGACGGCGGGCATCAGGCTCGCCGGGCGCGCCCAGCCCGAAGGCGTCGGCGAGCGGTCCACCGACGGCCAGCGCGTGGTCGTGTTCACTACGTCAAGTCGCCCGCGAGCGCGTAGACGCGCGTGGCCTGCGTGATGGTCGTGGTGCAGCCGATCACGTAGGCCGTGCCGGCAAGGATGAGGTTCTGGTAGGTCGCCGTGTTGCGGTTGGCCTTGACGGTGGTTGACGAGGTCGCGGCGGTAATCGCGATCTGATCGAACAGCGTCCAGGTGCTGCCCGAGTCGGTGGAAATGAAGAGGTTCACAAGCGCGGCGGCCGAGGTCGCCGAACACTGCGCGTCGATCTCCAGCACCCGAGTGCCCGCGGCGACGCCGGTGATCAGTGACGTGATCGTGCCGGTCCCGTCAATGGCCGTGTTAGCCGTCGACACCGACGCGACAGTCAGTCGCGGTGTGCTCACAAATGCGGGGGCGGTTGCCATGTCATCTCCTAGACGTAGAACGAGTTGAGGTAGAGCTGCGAGCCGGGACCAGTGGGGCCAGTCGCGCCCGTCGCGCCGGTCGCTCCCGCGGCTCCTGCCGGGCCAGTGGCTCCGGTCGCACCGGTCGGGCCAGCGGCGCCGGTGGCACCCGTGGCACCCGTGGTGCCAGCCGGCCCGGTCGCGCCGGTCGGCCCGGTCGCGCCAGTCAATCCCGTAGGTCCAGTCGGCCCCGTTGGCCCTGTCGCGCCCGTGGCACCCGTGGCGCCAGTCGGGCCCGCGGCCCCAGTCGCGCCAGTCGCACCAGTCGGGCCAGTCGGCCCGATGACGCCGAGCGCGATGGCCGTTAGACGCGCCGCTACGGTCGCGTAGGCGTCCTGCGGGTTAGTGCCGAGCGTGGCCTCAATGGCCTCGATGGCGTCGTTAGCGTTGGTGTGCTGGCCCGAGTGAGAGACGAGGGCTTGGCTGTCACCTGGCGCCGGATTGGTGAGGGCGTCGAGGGTGGCCGGGTAAGTGCTAGCCATTGCCTACCTCGTCTCCATCGCTGGTGTGTGTCGTGATGCTTGGCGGTGCTCGGCGATGAGTTTGTCAACTGCATCGGTTGGCAGGCCGGCGGCGAGCAGCTCCTCGCGCGCGGCGGTCAAGCCGTCCAGATAGTTGGCCATGTTGCTCGGCCTTTCGTCGCCATGTTGTTGTACCCTTGAAGTGCTGAGGCCGCAGTAACACATAGCGGCGCCCTCGTCGTCACGATGAGGTGCAAGGGAGCAGTCGGCCTGTTCCAATTAACGGCCCCGCCCATAATCTGGGCGGGGCCGTTAATGTTGGTCGGCTTAGTAGCCGCTGACCGGGACGGTGCCAGTACCGCTGATCTTGCCGATGGAGTTGGCAAAGCGGTGAGCGAGCGCGGCGTAGCCGTAAATCTGGAAACGCACCGTGAGGTTCGCCGACAGAACATCGGTGAGAACGCGGCTCTTGATGCCCGACTCGAAAAGGTATGAGTCGGAGAAACGACCAGCGAGGATGATCTGCTGCGTGGTCGAAACCAGCGGCAGAGTCGCGTCCAGGTAGACCGGAATGCCGTAGATGTTTCCGGCGTAGCCAGCAGCCGCACCGGCGGTGTCCATGACACCAGCGGCGTTCATCGGACCGTTAGCGGTGGGCACCACGATTGGACGGCTGGAACCGTCAACCGAGGACACCAGCCAGTACCAGTGACGCGGGTGCAAGACGATGGCTTCGGGGCTCTTGTAACGCGCGTTCACGATTCCCGAGATGGTCTTAGCGACCGCGACCAGACCGTTGGCGGCAGTAGGCGTCGCCTCGGTCCACGTGGTCGAAACGCCAGCCACGTTGGTCAGACCGTTGAGCGTGTTGCTTGTGCCATCGCTAGCGGACGTAATCGCGGTGTTGAGCTGCAACGCGTAGTCGGCCATCAGGTCACCCATGATGAGCCGGTCAAGACCGCCAGCGAGAGGCGACTGCTCGACGAGCTGAATGCTGACCTCTTCGTAACCCATGAAGGTACGCACGGGTGCGGTGACCGTAGCGGTCACCATGTCGCGGTTCGTGGTGGGCGCCGTGGTCGACGAGTTGTTGCCGGCCTGAATACCCGAGCGCGTGCCGGTCGTGATCTGCGGGATGTTCACCGAGTCCGTGCCAGCGGGCAGCGGGAGAACGGTGAGCAGGTCAGCAGTCACGCGAGCAGCACGGGCGAACTCCGCGTACTCGTTGATGAGGTAGATCGGCGGCACGAGGTCGCCACCGCTGGTGTCGGTGGTGTTGATCGCGCGCAGCTCGACTGCGGCCTCTTCGGCGTGACGGTTGAGCCGCGTCCACGCGTCGGAGTCGTTGCGAGTGTGAGCGCGAACCATGTCGCGAACGAATGAGTTCTCGCCGCGGTCCTCGTAGGTCATCGGCTCGCGGCCGACGTGAGCCGAGCCGAACAGTCGGACGCCGGACTCTTCGCGAGCCTCGACGACCTGAGCGGTGCGCTCCTCGAGCGCCTGGGCCATCTCGATCTTACTGTCGAGGTCCTTGATTTCCGCGGTGCGAGCCTCAACGGCGTCGAGCGACTCAATGGTCGGCTCGGCGGCGAGCAGCTCCTCGGCAGCGGCAACAGCCGCAACGCGAGATTCGCGGAGGTTGGTGAGCATCTTGCTCATAACAAACTCCTTAAAGTTTTAGTGCGTGGAGCCGCCAGGGCAGACGCGCCGGGGGCAAAGACCTGCCGATTGGCAGGTGGAATGTGGGAACTACTTGACGTAGTTCAGGTGCGCGGCTGCAAGGCGTCGGCGCAGAAACAGACCAGCCGACTCCTCCGAGCGCACGCCTACCTCGGTGTCGTCGTAGGCAGGCCACGTCACGACGCTGACCTCAAACAGGTTGAGGTCGGTGAGGGTGCGAAGTCCCGAGTCACGAGACTCGCCACCGGGCGCAATTGAGAAAGCGAACGACATTTTCTCGACATCGCCGCGCGATAGTGCCGAGTGCAGCTCGGCGGCGCGAGGGTTGGACGGGTCGAGGTCGGCGGTCATGTACAGGCCGACGTTGTCCTCAGATAGCACGAGGGTGCCCGAGCGCGTCGACGCTAGCGGCAACTGGTCGGTGTCGTGGTTAACCAGCAGGTAGACGGGCTCGGCGCTGGCGAGTGAGCGAGTGAATGCGCCGGGCGCGATGACCTCGCGGAATGAAAGGCCGGTCGCCTCGCGGTTGAACTTTGCGGCATAGCCACCAATCCGCATCCCGCCATCAGCGAGTGCGCGCACCTCAGCGTCGACGGTGATGCGCTCAGCGGCGGCGAGCAAGCCGCGGCGAGACTCAAGCACGAGCTCCTCGGCGCGAGGCGCTTCGGGCATCATCATCATTTGCATGTCGTCGGCCGGCATTGCTTCGCCCTCGTCGTCGGCGTCGACTAGTCCCATAGCCATGACCGCAGACTGAAGCGCGGCGTCAGCAGCACAGATCAGGTAGTAAGCCTGCGACACGACGGCGTCAGTGTTGCCCATGAGCAGGCCCGCGGCGGCATCCATCGCAGCGTCAGCAGCCATGATGCTGTGCGCGACAGGGTCAAGCACGGCGCCATACACTCGCATCTCGTCGGCGGGCGCGGCTGGTGCATCCATGTGAGGCTCCTTCAAGTGAGCGGCGCGAGTCTCAAGGTCGGCCGCGATTCGAGACGCCCAGGCGCCGGTTTCGCCGGTTGCCCCACGCAACGCGATAACGCCCGCTAGGTTCAGCGGTCCATCAGGAATGACGCCCTCGGCCAATGCGGCGCGAGGCGGTCGGAAAGTCTCAGCCACCGAGCACGCCCATGACGGGCGCCGCAGTGTCGGCGTCTTCGCCTAGCGGCAGCGAGTCGGAGGTCAGCGTCCCCGGCATCGCCTGGTGGAAGACGTCGCCGCCGGCGTAGGGCTCCATGCCATCAAGGGCTCGCAGCTCGTTAGGTGAGCGCGTGCCCGTCATGGCTTGGATTTGACCGACGCGTGCACGGGTGAGCGCGTCGGTGCGGAGCATCGCTGCGGTGTCGAAAGCGACGTCGACGCCAGGCGGCAGGATCCGCGATAGTCCGATCTCAATGCGTCGCAGCCATGGCGTTACCGTGTGCATCAGGAAATTGAGCGACGCTTGCTCCACGTTCTGGTATGTCTGCGAATCGCCATTAGCACCGACCAGGTGCGACGGGATGCCGTAAACGCGCGCGACATCGCGCACGACCTGCTCGCGCATCTCCACCATCTGCTGATCCGAAGCCGACACCGTGACGCTGCGCCACTTCAAGCCGCCTGATAGAACCGCAGGCTTGCGGTGTTTGCGATGCGCCGAATCCCACGTCGCTACGAGCGTGCGGGCCTGCTCGGTGGTGAGGTCTTTCTCAGACTCCAACACGCTCGACGGTGTTGCGCCGTCGCCGTAGAACTGCGCTAGGAAACGATCCATCGCGAGTCCGAGCCCGACAATCTGGCGCGACTGGATCAACGGTGAGACACCGACAAGAGACTGCGGCGGCGTTAGCCAGCGCAAATGGATGACATCATCGGCGGGAATCTCAGTGCCTAAATGCAAATAGCGGCGACGGTTGGCGCTTTTATCCGGCAGTACCTGCATTTGGTAGGGGTGCAATGGAACAATTCCGATGGTGTTGCCCGCGCGGTCACGGTCCAAAAGTAGATACGCGTTACCGTGCAGACCGAGCGATGCCATTGTCGAATGGATCAGCTCAAAGCCGGTCGACTCAATATCAGGTGACATGAGCACCGAGGGCACGGGCATCGCGTGGCGCGAGCCGTCGGGTGTCACTTGGTAGGCGCGCAACGGCAACGACGCGACGGTGTCAGCGAGCAGCGTCACACACCGCAAGACGGCCGTGAGCCCGAGCGCCGATACCTCGTCAACGCGCTCGCCCGCCGAGGTCGACACCGAAGTCTGCCCGTACATCGACGTGAACGGCGTCACGTAGTTGTTGAACTGGCCGAGCGAGCGGGCCTCGACACCACGACGTAGCAGGCTCATCGGCCATCGCCTCCGAGCAGGTAGCCAGCAGCGCCGGCGAATACGCCGCCGACAATGAGCGCAGCCGCGACGCCGAGCAATAGTCCGATGCCGTAGCAAATTGAGACAGCGCCAGCGACCTCAAGTAGCGATGTCGCGAGGTCGCGCAGCCGTGCGAGACGCTCACTCATCAAGGCTCCAAGGGTCAACGATTGCGGGCAGTGTGGCGACAGCCGAGCGGGAAGCCCAGTGCGCCAAGGTCGCCGACACGAGCGGCGAGATGTCGACATCGGTTGAGCTTTTGCGAGCCCACGCCCACGCGTCACCGAGAGGTCGACGACGCGCCGAGAGTGCAGCGGCCGAGAGGTCAGACTGGCCGAGGTGGCGAATGAAACCGCCGTCGACCGCGTCAAAGAATCCGCCGCAGGCTTGCGCGACATCGCGCGCCGAAGTCAGGACAACGGGCACGCGCGCTGCCTCGAAGTCAGCGAGCAGTGAACCAGCAGGCCCGCCAGCGTCGACAACCACGGCGCCAGGTGACCAACGCTCAACGAGCTCGCGCACACGCTCAACCACCCACGAGGTGCCGCGCCTATAGTCGACGAGCTCAACGTGCGTCAGTCCATCGTCGCGACGGCCGGCCACCGAGATCGCCGACCATGAACGGTCGAGGGAAACGTCGACACCGAAGCAGACGGGGTCGAGCATGACGCTGGCGTCGTCTTGGCACGCCGCCCATTGGTCATCGTTGAAGACGCCATCGGGTACACGCTTAGGCCAGATGCTCAAGCGCTCCTGCCGAAACCAGTCGACATCGCCTGAGAGTGCGGCGAGCTCGCGGCCGATGTGCTCGGCCGAGATGCGGATACCCATAGCCGGGTTTGCCGCCGCCCACGCCTCTGGGTCGGCCGGGTCGGACTCGTCGGGCGCACTCCACTCGAGGTAACACAGCGACGCATCGGTGCCAGTCAGTGCCCGTTCCCGCAAGCCGCGCAGGTGCGTGGCCTGATCGTCGACCGTGCCCGTGTAGATCACTTGCGGATTCGGCCGGGTTGACAGGACCGGGATCAGCGCAGACATGTCCTCGGCGTCCAGCACCTGGCATTCGTCAAGGATGACGACATCGGCAGTGAAGCCACGGCCGCTCGTCCTTGAGCGCGCCACGAATTGCAACCGTTGGCCAGTCCTGAGTTCGACACCCTCTTCGCCGTGCGAGGTGCGGATATTCTTCACGCGCGATTTCAGCGCGGGCGTGTTCTCGATCAGATACACCATGCGGCGGAACGCTTCGCGTGCCGTTTTGAATTGGTGCGCGCTCCACAGGATGAGCGATTCGTCGAGCATGAAAAGACCAGCCAAGGCGCGGGCCTCAAGGACCGCGCCCTTGCCGTTTTGGCGAGCAACAACTAGCCCAACCTCAAACGCTGACCACGTCCCATCGTCTCGGCGGCCTAGCATTTGCTCCATCGTGAACGCTTGCCACGGGTCGAGCACTAGCCCAGCAGACGCGCACAACGCGACCGCGTCAGCGCCAGCAGAGTCACTTCGTGGCGGAACGCTTGACAGCCTCGGCAGCTGCACGCCGCGCTCTAAGATCATCAATGAAATCGGCCTCCTCGGCCGGCCCCTCAGCCAGCGCGTCCAAAACCCCGACGAGCTGACGCGCCACAGAGGCGGCGTCACGAATCTCGGGGTCGTCAAGGCGCGCGGCCAGGTTGTCGCGGATCGCTGCCAAGATCGCCGCGCGGTCACCCGTCGCGGCGGCGTCAGAAACGGACACGACAGCCTCCGGAGACGCGCTAGGGAGAGAAAAACTGC